AAACAACATACTCGATGTACCTCCAAAAACCGATCGCATCAAGAATCGGATTAAGCATCGGGGACATTACGCAATATCGAATGTGATAGGGGCTTCTGTGATGCTCGGCATGATGCTTGCACGATTGCAGGATGCCACATCGTTGAGCCATCGAAACCAACCAGCCATTCTTTCCCTTCGAGTGTCCCCAAGCGTGAATCTGGTTGGCTTGACTCAAGAACAAAAACGTAAGCCATGCGTCTTGTGTCGCATCGAAGCAAAGGCACGCCCCACAAGCCAACATCGATGGGATGATTGTCGTGTAGTTTCGATGCCAATAAGAGCCCTTCAAGAATGCATACTGATCTGAATGGTGCAACTGGTTTGGCCCACCGATGAGCCTGCCAAAAATAGGAGTATCTTGATCCAGGTACGAATCTTCCCACCAATGGAACACACCGGCGATAAAGTCAGCCGCGAGGAATGACAGGATTACGAATAGGATCCACTCGATCATTCGCCGCCCCTCATTAATCTTCCGATTTCTGTCTTTAGCTCTGAAATCATCGCCCAAAGTTTTTCGCGATCGCTTCGGCATTCTTGCAAGTCTGCCCTAGTCGCTCGCTTTTCTTCGACGAATTGAAGGTATTGGTAAACATTGGCCGATGTTAGAGCACCGCAAACAGCCATGCCGATTATCACAACCAAAGAATCCTGTGTCACTTTACCAACCCCTTCGCCTGCTCAAAAGTGAGATAGCCAACGTGATCCTTACGCTCCGATCCCTTGGAAACCTCGAACCGTGGAGTCACCGGAAACGGATGATCTTCGACAATACCGACTTGCCATCCCGCATCCAAGAATTTCTGCATCTCGCATCGCTTCCACTTTTCACAAGGGGGGCAATTTTTGGAGACGAATACCAATATCTCAATCTTCAATGGCTTGTCGCTTGGGCTCGGGATCGGTTTGGGGTCTTCGATGGGAGCTGGTTGAACTGTTAGAGATTCTCGAACAGTTGCGACCTGTCCAGCAAGGTCGCTCGATGGAATGTCGCATTGCGTTGGATCGGGCTTGTACCCATTGAAAACCCAACCAAACAAGCAAAGCATTATGCAACCAATCAAGATAGACTCCCTTTGTTCGTTACTCATCCCAATGGCCTCGATTGCATCCAAGATACTTTGCGTGGCCCTGGCGTTGAAAGATCCGACACGCCGACAATCGATGTCCATTGATGCCGACAGAGAGCATCGATTACCGATGGGGCAATCTCAGTCCAAGAATCGTTGTGGCTGTTGAGTCTCCAAATGTAGTTGCGGTTCTTGCTGTCTTTGCGTTTGCTGTAGCCAAGCCATGCCGTAGCATGACCGCCACCGCGACCGAGACTGACCGACTCCAAAACACCGTTTCGACTGTAGAAACTATCATTCCAGAGCGTCCCGGTATGAACCGCACCTACACCGCTTGCCAAGTACCGAAAGATGGCATCATACGAATCTAGCCAAGTATGCGAGCCAATGCGATACGGAAAAGCTTTCATTCGCATATCGTCGCTAATGAGCGTCCGAGCGTTGTTTGGATATGGAGTTGAGTAAGGCAAATCTTTTTCGGGAAGCATCCCAATCGATGTTGCGACCTTAAGACCCGCTTCGATGGTGGATCCTTTGTCGAAACCGAGCAAGCCTTGGCTTTGTCTTTGTGACTCAAGATACGCAAACAATTGCGACAACTGACGATCAACGCTAAACGAGCCATGCACCAACGCCCAAACGTATTCGCAAGCATTGGTAAGCGAAAAGCCTTGGCACGATCCCATGTTGCCTTGCTTGTCGTGCCGCATCAACTTTCGAGGATCGATTTCTTCTGGAGCCGCGAAGTCTCGCATGGTGAACTCGATCTGAGTCGAGCTAGCTTTGATCGCGTCTCGGTTTTCTATGGTTGGGTCATAGCCTGTGAAAAAATCACTCATTACCAAGCCCCCGCTATTTCTCGATTGACCTTGGCGATCTCATATTCCTTACCGGCAAAGCTTGCAGGCAAATCGAGTTTGTCAATGGCCTCGTAGACTCGATCGAGTGCCTCACGTTGCTTAGCCCCTGCGTTGTCGGCAATGAATTTCGTCCAAGCTTCTTGATCTTTAATCTCGCCGGACTCGATCTTTGAAGCTGCCTCTAAGAAAGCCTGCTTGTAGGCCGATCGGATGGATGGCAACGTCTGAGATACGACCGCCTTGAGCTCCTTCGGTTGTGGCTTGTCCCCTGGTTGCTGGTTCCACAACATCGCAAAGACCGCCAACGCCGCGACAATCCAAGGCAACCAGTTTTCTTTTTTCTTTTCGTCAGCCATCATCCATCCTTGTGTTTTGCCCTTCTCGCTCCGACTAACCCGCTTGCAAGGATTGAAGGTTAGTAGGTAGTCGTTGCGATCTGGGCTTAGTCTTGATCGTCGTCGCTGACCGTGGAATCAAAGGGCTCGCCGACCGCGACATCTTCCGAAGGATTCTCGACCTTCTGCGATTGCCACCAGAGCCAGAGCTTGAGAGCGATCTGGATAAGCAAAAACAGCGTTGCCGGATCGATGCCGACTAACTCAGGATGCGAGCCGAAAAGCAACTTTCCAGCTTCCTCATCGCCGTCGATGGTCTTTGCGACCAAATCAGCCACGGTCGGATCGGATCGGCGAGCGATCCAAATTTCCCGAGCCGCCCGCCTAGCTTTGAGCCTGTCAGCAAATTTTACGCGATTCACTTGGTCACCTCTGGCTTTGGATCCACTGGCCGAACAGACTCGCCGACAACCCAAGCTCCAATCGTGTAAACAAGCAACTGGATTTGATCCTCAGATAAAGGCACTTTATCTTTGAGCACGACAACAGCAATGGCCGCAGCCGAAACCCAAAAGCGTTTGGACTTAAAAAGACTTTCCATAATTTTGACTCCTTTACCGCATTTTAGGCTTGACCCGCTGAAATTGCAAGCAACGGCCCTAAATTCGTCATTTTCTGTGTTTCCTTGAAGAATCTGCTGAATGACTTCCTTTTATCTTTTTGTCAAAAGGAATGCCCATTTCAAGATTCCTTCTTGTGACTTCAGAAAAAACGTATTGCATACCAGAACTAGACAGAAAGGAAGCGTGCTTTGCGAGATTACATCTATTGCAAGCCGTAACCAGGTTGGATGCAGAATCGTCACCACCGGATGACAGTGGAACTATGTGATCGCACCTAAGCTCGACTTCGTTGGTTTGCGATCCGCAATAAATGCAACGAAAGCCATCTCTGTTGAAAATCAAGAACTGATCTCCACGTTGATTTGCTTTTTGCTGATCTGCGCAACACTGATCCGAGCAATATTTTCTCCACGGTTTTCCAGTAAATTCTTTCCCGCAACGAGAACAGGTTCCGCTTTTCAACAAATGACCTTTTTCGTCTTTGATAGTCAAATCTAAATGCAACTCCATCGAAAAACTCCTTGTTTTTGATATTGATTAAAACTAAACCTTTCGTTTCTCCCGCTTGCGAGCCGCCTTAGCTGTCTTTGGTCGCTTCTTGGTCTTGCGAGCGAGAAATAGCCCCAAATGCTCGTTCATTGCCTCAAAAATCAGTTGGCTTAAAGTCATGTCCATTTTGGCCGCTGCTCGATCCCAAGCCGCCCAAGCTTCGTCAGGTTGGCTGATGTTCTTTCGTTGCGTCATTGGGTCACCTCGATCCATGTACCGACTTGATCCTCTGGCCCAACGTACCACTTTTCGACCTTCAGCCTATAGACCTGCCCATCGTCGATGTAAGCAACGCCGTTTAAGGAATCGAGGATGCCCTTGGCCGTATTGTCGATGTCCGGCCTGCTCATCTTAGGCTCGCGAGCCGTTCGACGTATCTTGCTATGGCCTTTCGGTCGCGAGTACCAGCAAACAATCTCGATTGACAATGGCCCTGTCAAGCATCGATTGATCGAAGATTTCCAAGCCAACTGGACAGCCTGCTTGAAAGCATGGATGGGATGATGTTGCTCTGTGTAGGCCCTCGGAAAGCCGTTCTTCGTCGAAACCTTTGGCCGTGGTTGCGCCACCGGCTCGCCTGGAATGAAAATTTTCATTTCTTCCTCCTTAACGCTGGATGATCCGACTTGACGACGGCTCGGAGTGCGTCGAATAACTCTTTGGTTCTTGCCTGAGATTCAGTCAGCTTTCGACTCGTTCGCTCAAGCTGCTTGCGAAGGTCTTTGTTTTCGGATTTAAGATCCTCGATGTTGGCAAAGTATTCGGAAAGTTTCATCGTAAATCCATCTCCATGTCCGCAGTTTGAGTCAACGCAGGATTGAGCCTAGTCTTATGCTTGCAAGCGTCCGACAGCTCGAACACCATCCATCGACCTCCAACGGTTACCCGTCGCTGTTCAGCCGCCCAACATGCGTCCTGTTGCAAAGCATACCAACCA